AGTGATCTTCAAACAACTGTTTCAGTCCAGAGATAAAGTCTTCTGCAATTTCGCCCTTTAAACCGCGCTCTATTGCTAACTCGTTCTCTTTAGTCCATTCCTCTACAACGTAGTTGAGATAAGTATCAACTTTCTCTGTAAGTTCTTCTTTGAAAGTCTCTATTTCAGTTTCTTTCTCAGAACCAACTTCTTCATGAATACGTTCAATTTCTGAACGTACTTTAGATTTAACTGCAGCTTCAAATATTGTAGCTGCCTTAACCTTGAAGTCTTCAGAAAGACTGTCATCAGCGTTCATCAAAGCTTGTACATCTTCTTTTACGTTGATGTCTTTGATTCGTGCTTCAACTGCTTCTGCTTTTTCTAATTCTTCTTCAGTAGGTTCTGCTTTTTCAGCTTGCATTGCAGCCATGATGTTCTCGTATTGAGACTTTAATTCTCCAGCCTTCATACCTTCCATCTTGTTAACCATTGCTTGCAACATTTCTTTCTTAGTCTTAGGCATTTCCATTTCTGAAATAACCTCTTCACCTTCTGGTTCGTGACTAGCTGCTAGTTTTTCTGGTTTGTCTGCCTTGCCTGCACCTTTTTGTTGTGCATCACCTTTAACTTCTTTTGCTTTCTTAGATGCAACGTCTGTTGGAGAAGATTTAGCTTCGGGGTCAACTACTGCCGCCCCTCCGTCTTCTACTTCACCGCCAGGTGTGACTGCATCAATTTTTTCAGCTTTCGCGGAAGGAGCAGCACCGTCAGTAGGCTGTTTAGATGCCTCTTCTAGTTCTGCAAGTACTTCGACTTCCAGCTCTTCAATTGTTTTATCTAATTCGGACATAGGGTGTCTCCTTACCTTTTCTGTATTTATATTTATAAATTATAAACTTTTGAGGAACTTTGCGAATTCCAAAGCTTCCTGTGCGTGGTTTCTCTTTTCTTCAACCACATCAAATTGTTGTTTCAAGTCCTCTAACTCCGCTTCTAAAAGTGCGCCATGTTTCCAAACCCACTCTTTACCTTCCATAATACCTTCTACGAAAGCATTTGGTGCGGAAGGATCAGCAACAATATCTGCGGCTGTTGCAAGATAAAAATCGTCACGAACATAGTTCGCACCATTTTTTTGATTTAAACTACCCATTCCTCTAGAGGAAACACCTAGTTTTGCACCTTCATCCATAAGACTTTTAACAATCTCACCCATAGGAGTTGACATTATTTTTGCCTCACCGATAAAATTTTTACCATCTGGTGTCAAAGAAGTAATCATATGTGATACACGTTCTAGATTGACCGTTGGGCCATCAGGGTGTCCTAGTTCACCATATGCACGATTCTCTTTGATAAAATTCTTGTTGTATTTTGATACTTCATTTTGAAGTACTTCCATAGGATACACGCGACCGTTACGATTTTTAATGTCAGCCTGCATAAAGATACCACGAATTTTATAAGACTTTTTACCATCATCTTTTTCTTCACAGATGTACTCTACATCGTGGTCTACTGCTTCTGAAAATAATTTTACTGTATTCATATCCTTATCCTTTATGTGATGTTATCAAAACCAGATACTTTTCTAAACCTTACAATGATTGTTCCTACTGACGTACCATGTGTAGCAAGAACATCACCAGTTATACCAGAACCAGCATTGTTTGCAAGTGATGGAGCGCCATCACCAAATCCGTATGAACCACTACCATTACAGGTAAAACATACAACATTTGTTGTTGCATCCCATAAAATTTGAGTTGTTGCAGCTACTGACCATTCTATACCGCTAATACTCATTCTTGGATCGGTTGCAGCACCAGCCAACTCTGATGCATCTGCGATGCTACCAGCAGTTGTAGTTCCAGTTGTTGTTACTTTAACAACATGTTCAAAGTCACTATCGACTAATGTTTGTAATACTACGGCCATTATCTACTCCTAAATTGATAACATCTCTTTTTCGAAATAGTTCATAAGGTCTTTTTCCCGAACTTTGAATCTTTTCGATACGTCTGTAATAGTTTTGTCAAAAGTATTTAGGAAATCTGAAGGTTTAGAATCCATTTTATTAAAAATTTGATCAACAGCGTTCTTCATCTTCGGAGAAAGCTTCTTATACGTCTTAGATTTCTTATGTTCATCTTTTTCTACGACAGATGAATATACACTTTCAAACTTTTTAGTCATTGCCTACTTCTTCTTCAGCCTCGTCTTTTGCTTGTTGCACAAATGTTTTTGCAACTTCAGACCGTTTAGTTTCTAAGGAATCTCCAATTTTTGTTGCTATTGAAGTTTTGAAAACTTCTTCTGCACCTAAATTGTTTCCTGACGCAACTGCGTCTACAAATTCTCTACTCATTATTTCTCTCCTTTTTCAAATTTATGGCTATCGTCTGGTTTGCCATCATGTTCTGGGTCTTCATAGTCAGGCATATCTTCTGGAGTTACTATACCACCAGTGCCATCTTGTGGATAACGAGTAATGCCGTCACCACCATCAGGAACATCAATACCACCGTCCATAGGATCGGTATCGCGTTCTTTCCTAATCTGATCATTCATATCAGAAATTTCTGCATCATTCATACGCAAGACTTTCTTTAATACATATTCTTTACTAAAGAAAGTACCGATATATGATTGTATGCCGTCAAGTGCTTGTATTCTGTCGTTGAGAAGTTCTGCATCTTTAAGTTCTGCAAAGTGACCATCTTGTAAGAAATCATATTGAACATGTTCTTGTATTGAAGGCCAGTCTTCTGGTGCAATAACACCCTTTAATAAAAGTTGTGTTTTAAGAACGTCTGTAAATAAAGGAACAAACTTCTTACGAATACGTTGCACAAATTTAGTAAATTTTAATTCATCTCTTGTTATCTCTGATGCTCTACCTAAAGAAAATCCAGCTTCAGAATCCATACGAGATATTGGAACATTTAAAGACTTGTAAAGTTTCTTTTGAAAATATTGAATGTCATCAATCTCTCCTAGATTAGAGCCGCCAGGCAAAGTTGTAATTTCTGTGCCTCGACCACCTTCTCTACGAGGCAACCAAAAATCTTCTAACATAGACATATGATTTCGGTCATCTCTAATTTCACCAGTAGATGCATCGTATACTAACTTGTTACGATAACGATTCATAACATCTTTGAGATATTGTTCTGCTTTAATCTTTGGTAGATTACCAACATCAATATAGAATATGCGTCTTTCTGGCGCTCTTGATATGCGATAGATAACTAACGCATCTTCAATCATTCTAAGTTGGTTAACAGGTTTGATTGCTTTGTGTAAATATGAAAGGACTCGACCACTGTTGCCATCAATCAAACCAGATGGGCAATACGAAATCGAATCTACTGCAATTCTTAACCCTTGATTAGAACCAGAAGTTCCAGCTGATGCTAATCCTTTTTCATTATAGACATAGTACTCTTCAATTTTTTCAGTCATCTGTATTGAAGTTTTTTTGTCTATGCTTTTCTTAACTTCCCTTACTTTTTTAATTTTAGTAGGGTCAATATATCTTAATTCTTGTATACCCTTTCTAGGATTTTTATTGTCAATTATTTTGTGATAAAACAAACGTCCGTCCACATACCATCTGCGAAAGATGTCATGTCCTTTTTGTTCAAAACTAAGAAGTCTTAAAACTTCACGAAACTCTGAACGAATCTTTCTTTTAATTTTATCTGGATAGGGTAAACGGTCAAGAGTAATTTCTACTGCTTGGTCGTCTTCATTTGCAACAATACCTTCATTAATGATATCTTCTATTGCGGTATCACATTCTGCTTGCTGTGCAATATCACGATACCGCCGAATTAAATCTAAATCGGTTCGTTCTCTGCCATCTGTATCTAAAATTTGACCGAAAAAACCACCACCGGCAACGTCAATAGTACCGTCATCAGGAGTTGGAGTGGAGAAAGTTGTTCCTCCACCCGAATCCTTAGATGATTTTTCAATCTTGAAACCAAATAACTCAGCCATAATATCTCCTACTAGTTATTACTATTTAGTAGGACTAAAAATTGACGCCAGAAGCCTCAAAGTGTTGATATCTCCATGTACACTCAAACTCCTCAAGAGCGTCTTGATTTTCTGAAGTCAGTTCAATTGAACTAATAGTTACTGGCCATGAACTTCTGAAAATATATGTTTTCAGAACTGTATCATCTCTGTCTAACTGTTCAACAGTCAAATCTGTCTGATAATCAGCAGGGTCAATAACACCAGTGTTTAGTGCTAAGTCGTTTATTCCGTTAGACCACCTTTCCAATGCGTTACGAATCATAAAGTCCGTATCGTTAATGAATGTAGTAGTCCAAGTTTCACTAAATTCCCTATCACCAGCAATATAAATTTTTCTGCCGCGAAAGGGAACTTCGATTGGGGTCAATTCTTGTGCTGGAAGATTACTTCCTTTACACATGAAAGATGTTCTACGAACATCAAGACCAATTGCGATGCCTGGCGGAGGAGTAATAGTTACTCTGAACTGATTAGCCCTTGCGCCACCACCGATTAAGTTTGCTTTGAAATCGTTAATACTAGCCATGACTTATCCTCCTACCTCGCTAAACGATACGCCAGTTCGTACCGCGATAAAGTTTAATGAGATAAAGTTGATAGAACGAGCAGGTTTGATGAATATATCTCCAACAAACTCGTTACGGTCAATAACTTCACCAGTGTTATTTGTTGCATCACATTTTACTGAAAAGTCTGTAATACCTCTTCGACCTTGAACATCTCGTAAGAAAGGTTCAACTTGGTTTCTAAATTGTGCCCTTGTAAATTCATCGTTGAATTCAAAGAGTTGAAATTTAGCTGCGGTTGCAATTGCTTTTTCAAGAACCAAGAATAATCGTCTGACGTTAATACGGTCAAATGCACTTGGTTTTGTTTGAGCAGTTTTATCACCGAATAGAACCACACCTTGGCCAGGAAAATTAACCACTGGATTAATTCTAGCTTTGTAAAGTATGTCTCTATCTGCTTTTAGTGGGTTGTAAGAAAGTTTAATTGCACCTCTTACATTACCGCGAGTATAACCAGCAGGTGAGAACCAAGGGTCAGCAACCGTATCTGTATGAGCACAAAGACCAGCAGTGTCACCATTTAGTGGCACAAACCGATAAACGTCATTGTACTTGTCATACATGTATTTGTATCCACTATCGAATACCATGTAAGATGATGATGGACAAGTGTCAAATGCGTCTTTGACATTCTTAGTCATAGTTACATTACTTGTACCACCAACAGTTGCAGCCCGATACGGAGAAACAAATCCTACACAATCTTTACGAGTTTCGCAAAGTGCAGTAATCATTGTTACATGAGTATCATGTCCAGCAACAGTATCAGCAACAGCAGAACTTGGCCCACCTAATACTAGGTTAATGTCAAGATTTTCTGTGTCCTCAAACTTGTCATACGCAAGTTCTAGTTCACCAGCAGTCACAGAATAATCATCTGTTCCACCAGTTAATGTGTCAACTACAACTCCACTTACTAATGTGTAGTCTGTTCCTGTTGCAACATCTGTACCCCAATTAGTACCAGCAGATGTGTGATCTGTCCAGTAAATAAGAGTAGACTTACGGAAAATAACATCTGGATAATAGTTGTTATCCCCTTGTGGAGATTTTGCTTTAGTGTTCTTTGACATAAAAGGAAATGTTTCAAGAACTGCAGCTGTTCGTTGTCCAGCAACATCAACATCAAAACCAGTAAGATCACCAGTTTTGTCGTATACTGCAACGTGAAGTTCATCTTCCTCACCACGACCATTCGCAGTTGCCCAAGGAGATGTGCCAGGAGGGCCATCAAATAAGTCAGAAAATCTCCAACGTCTTGTGATGTACGAGTTATCAGGAATAACTGTTTGTAGTCCAGCTCCAGCAGGATCATCTAACAAACGAATTGTTAGAGTTTCAGAAGAAATTGAAGTAACTTCATATTCTTGGTTGTTAGATTCTACGTTTGCATCTGTTGTAAATGCAAGAGCTACATCGTTTGCAACTGTAATTGGTTTGTCAAGTATTAATGCAGTCTGTGAAGTGACTGTTGCAATTTTAACAACCTCACCACCATCAGAAATGCCTGCACCGATTACTCGTTGTCCAACTGCAGCTGTACCAGAGTTTCCATCAACTGTTAAGTTTTTGGTTGCAACTGTGATTGCACCATTTACTGTTGCAGTAACAGAGTTGTTTGTTTGGAATGAAATGATATCGCCAACAATAATTGAAGCGTTTGATGCATCTTGGTCATCAACTGTAATTGTTAAATCACCAACCGCACCAGCACCATTCACTAAGTTAAGTGTTCCAAGTGGTTGTGTAAACGCACGTTTGCCAGGGCAAATATCTACACCAAGCGAGTTACCATGTGTTCCAGCAGTCCTTGCGGCCCACTCACCATGAGAACCTTGACCTGTAGAAAAACTTGCTTCGTAATGGTCATCATCACGAATAAGAATACCACTGTTTGCACCAGCGTTTACTATTGCTGACTCTGCACGAACTATACGAAGTGCGTCAGAGTACTGCAAAAAGTTTGCAGCTGTAAAGAAAAACTCAAAATTACTTGAATTTGGTTTTCCAAATATTGATACCAGTTGTTCCTCTGAACTAATTGTAGTTACAGATGAAACTGGCCCCTTTTCAAATGGCCCTGCAATCGCACCTATTGAGGTGGATACTGCTGGGATAACATTTGTTAGGTCTATCTCTCTGACTTGAACGCCAGGCGAAACTAAAAATGCCATGTCTCTTACTCCTTTGTATTAGAGTGTTTTTTAATCTTCTACTGATATTTATAAAAAAATAGTTTCCAAAAAGTCATTTTTATAAGTGTTATTGCATATAAATAATTTTATGCCAAATGAACATTACGAAAAATACAAAGATACCATTAAAAAGGTAGCTCGTAGAAACTATCGCAAGAGAATTGTTTTACTTAATGAATTCCTTGCAGATAAGTCGTGCAAACACTGTGGCGAAAGTGAAACTGTGTGTTTAAAGTTTTATCCTCACGATGCTCAAATACGAAAAATAACAAAAAGAGTTGGTTTAAATAATGAAAGTCGTAAAGAAATAATTGAACTTATAGATACCTCTTTGATATTATGTTCAAATTGTTGGATTAAAAATGATAATGACCTAATTGAATTTATTTAGATTTTTACCAATCTGAGTCATGTGATCTAACCACTGGACTCCAACGTGTCCCATACTCATCAACCATTGTACCAACATTTTCATCTTCCAAACCATTTACAACAAACCCAAACGGAGCCATATCCTGTTCTAACATGTCTTGTTGTTCTCGCATCATAGTCTGTCGTATGTCCATATCAGTCAGTTCTTTAAAATATGTCTGGTCTGTTGCCCATGCAAACATAAACAAACACGCAACTAAATCATCTGTGCAACCATCGTCTGCTTCAAACGATTGTCCTTTAACAATAAAGGTAGATAGTTCACTAATGATCTGTAGGTCTTGAATAATAAGTTTATCATCCTCAATCATTTGTTTAAGATTAGAACAACCTATTCGTTTTACAGCTTTAGTTGTTCTTACACCCAACTGCGCTCTACCACCTGAGAACCCCCCACCAAGGACTTGGCCTGCGCGCCCTCGCATTGAAGCCATGATTAGGTTGTCATACTCCAAGTCAAACTGCATAGTAGTCGCAACCTGTTCTCCGATGTCATTTACCTCTATGAGAACGAATGCTTGATTGTATGCTCTCGCAACATCGTATATCTTAGCAGGAAACAATAGTGGTTTTACTTCGTTATCACGATACTTTCCAACAATTTTATACGGCATTTGCGTTACATCAAACACTAAAAATGCAGAATAGTCGTTAGATGTACCTCTTGAAACGTCAGCAGTCATCACATAGGTGTGGTCTTTCTGTGGTTTTTCAAACATATCAAACCCAGCATTAGACGTAATTGGTGGATTGTAAGACATTGTTTTTAGTTTTTGTGCTTTAATTAATGTATCAATACTTCCTAAGAATTCACACTCAAACTCTGTGTTGAACTGTTGTTCGCTAGTGTTCTTTATAGTTTCTGCTTTCCACTTTTCATCACGGCCAGGAATTTCACTCCAATGAACTTCTATTGGAACGTAAGTATTTCTTTGATTTTCTGCATCATTCCACAACTTATAAAACATATTCATACCATGAGGGGTCGATACTATCATCACTTTTGTAGTTTTACCCGAACTGATTGTTGGATATACCGAACTAAAGAATTGTTCTGCTACGTTAGAAGGAACGTATGCAAACTCGTCTAAGAAAATAATATTATATGAACCACCACGAACCGCAGATGCAGAAGTAGAACTTGCAAGAATTTTAGAACCATTTTCTAGTTCTAAAGAACCCTTGTTCCAACTCATTACTCCTTGTTGCAACCACTTGGGTAGGTGTTCATATGCGAGTTGTAACCGTCCTAGCAAGTCTCTAGCGGTCGCAGCTTTGTTAGCAAGTATCGCAACATTGACTGAAGCATTGAATAAAACATAATGCAACAAATATGCTATGATGGTTGTAGATTTACCAGACTGTCTAGGAAGTTTACAAATAGTAAAACGATTGCTGTGAAATGTGCCAACCATTTCTTTTTGAAAGTCATACATCTTAAATGGAACTAAACCCTCATCTAATGACACAATCATAATATAGTTTTCTATAAAATACTGAGGGTCATTCATACACTTAGAGTATTCTTGAACTTCTTTCTTAGTCCACTCTTGAGACACATTTGCCCGTTTGAGGTTTGGGTTGCCTAAGTATACTCCTTGTTCAGTCATTTTTATCTATTTCCATGTATTAGAAAGTTACATGCTATACTTATTCTTGTTGTGTTTTTGGTGCTTGGAGCAACACCATGTTCTAACCAACTTGGAAACAATATTACCTCTCCAGTATCAAAAGGTCTTTTGCCTATAACATTACTGTATGGTTGTTTTAGAAATCTATGAGATGCGTCCATAGCTTCTTGTGTTCTTGGGTCTTTGAGATA